AGGCGCCCTTCACAACTGCTGGCACGGCAAGCACTTCATTCACTACTCCGGCGGGGACACCCCAATGCAGGCCGACAAGTACGCCGCCAGATTCATGAACCACGACGGCACCAATAGGAAGTTCCGGCAGTACGTGGAGTGCGACTACTCCACTTTCGACTGCTCCTACTCGGAGGCCTGCCTCAATTTTGTCATGTGGTTCTACGGCCGAGTGGGCCTCCCCGTGAACAAGGGCACCGAGCTACGCCAGATCCTTGATTTCTGGGCCAGACCAAAGGGCAGCAGCAAGTTCAAGGACAAATACCAAGGGCCGTTCATGAATGCCTCTGGTCGCGACGACACTGCCCTCATGAACGCATTGCTCAACGGCGTGGTCCAGACGGCCAGCTGGCTTGCGGTATGGGCCCGGGTGCCTCTCTGGGAAATCGACAAAACGAACGAACTCGATCTTGCGGCATTTTCCCACCAGTTCGACATAGCGGTACTCGGTGACGACAGCATCACAATGGGCCCCCGGCAGGACCGCTATGGTGCCCCTCTTCTTGTGGATACTGTCGAAGCCACGATCGCGCTGGCCGGCTTCGAGTGTAAGATCGCTGTCCGAGAGACTTTCTCGGAGCTTGTGTACCTGGGATGCAGACCCTGGGTCACCGACATTGGGCCGGTTTGGGGCCCCACGCTAGGCCGCAGGCTCTACAAGCACCATGTGCAGCGCGTGCCCACCAAACGCCCCTTGCAGTGGCTGGCCGGCATTGTCCATTTCGAGAGCAAGGATTACTCCCACTTGCCCGTGCTGGGGCCCATCGCACTGCGGACCCAGCGGATCTTGACGGACGCTGGTGTCAAGCGCGGATTTGTGGATTTCCGAGAACACAAGTTCCACTACCGCTGTGCCGATGACGGCACGCCCTCCCCACGTGCCATGCGCACCGAAGGCACCATACGACAATTTTGCAAGATCTATGGTGTCTCAGCTTCCGCCCTGTCCTCCCTCGAGGACGAGATCACTGGCGTCACTGTGCTTCCTAGTCTGGTCCAACACCCTGTCATGGACCGGATCTTCGAAGTCGACGAGCTGTGATCTGCCACATCAACCCTGCATGAGATGTTGCTATCGTGTAAACCGCGTGCTGATGAGCCTTTGGGTCACAGGCGAAACCTCAGAAAGGTGTACCAAGACCCTCACGATACAAACCAATCCCTCAACCGGAAAAGCAACATTACTCATGCCGAACAAAAGACAACCCCGTACGCAGCACAAACACCGAAGTGGAAGTCGCGCATCTCGTGCCTCTTCTGCTTCAAGTGCTGGCGCAGTGGTCAAGGAGGTGCGCAGAGCCCTCAGCAAGGACAACGGTCGGCAAAAGAAAGTCTCCTACGGATTCAAATTGCCGGCAGAAGCAAAGGCGGCCTTCGCCCTGGTGAAGGGCGGAAGTCAGGCGGCTTTGGCCAGGACGGGGCCCGGACGGGAGTCCATACACACCCTGCGGGAGGTGTTCCACGCCTCGCTTCTGTCTCATCTCTTAGATCGCAGCACTTTCTACCCTCTACCAGGTGTATCTACTCCTGGCTTCGCGGGGTCGATTATGAGCCAGACTTCTAAGATCGGCGACTACGGCGGCGACGGCGCGACGGACTCTCACCTCTGGGACCCGAACACAATCGAGTCCTCCATGCTGGCCAACGACAGCGATCCGGTCCAGATGGCCAGGTATGGCATCCAGCGAGGGCAGTTCATCCACACATTCTCCACCGTGGTGAATGCCACCCCCGCCCTCAATACGTACTGGGTGCTTATGGACCCGTTATCGTACAACTACCCTTTGTACGTCTGGAACCCCACAACAGGCGGGACGGGCACCGGATCCATTGACCAAGGCTACAACTGGACAGAAAACCCATTTCTTTACGAGAAGACCTGGTCCTCGGTCATCCTGGCCGACCAAGAGGACAATATGTCCGTCCGATCCATCGCCAGTTCCCGGACCGCCAACACCGGCAAAGGCCAGAAACAGCCGCCCTCACGTGTGGGCGCTATGGCCGACACCATGTCTGTGGACGAAGCAAACTTGTACTACGTGGGAAACAGCACCCTCACTGTGATCAACGCCACCGCAAACCTGACCGAGTCCGCAGTGACCATGAATGCACGGGGGTATGACAACGTGGCCCGCACTTTTGTGGAGAGGCC